TTAAGAAAGGTGCGCAGAGTGAAGAGAATCGTCGCGAAGCAGCAAAGCTTGCTGAAGAGAACAACTCTCGTCTATTCCAAATGGCTGAAGGCATTGAAGGAATGGGAAACAAATTTGATAAGTTCTCTGATAACTTTAAGAAAGGAGCAGGTTTAATTGGTGCCCTAGGTGCTATTGGAATGCTTCTATTTTCCCCAGAGACCCTGTATAAGATAATTGATTCTGTTATTAACTTCTTTGATGCTATGTACAAGACCATCAAAGCTATTGTTGATGGTGATTGGGAAACTGCTAAGAATCTAGTTATGGAGAATCTAGGTGGAATAGGTTTAGCTCTCGGTGCTATAGCAATTTTCTTCGGCGGTTCAATCTTTAGAGGAATTTCTGCAATATTAAAAACAGTTAGGACAATAGGAAGTGGCATTTCAAAGATTGGTAAAGCTTTCGCTTCAGTCGGCAAAATAATGTCTAAAACCTTTGCACCAGTAACTGATAAAATTAAATCAACGTTTACTAAAGTCGGCGATATTTTAAGAAAATTTGGCAAAACCTTTATAACCGTAGGCGATGAATCTTCTAAATTCTCTAAGTTTGGCTCTATCCTTAAGAATGTATTTAAACGAATCTTCTTCCCAATTACAGTGATAATGGGAATATTCGATGCAGTCAAAGGTGCACTCGCTGGATTCGAAGAAGGTGGAATCATCGGTGGCATCCGTGGTGCACTCATAGGATTGTTTGATGGTATGATTGGTGGAGCAGTGAATATGCTCACTGGTGCGCTTGCGTGGATACTGGATAAGCTTGGTTTTGATAAAGCTGCTGAAGCATTAGCTGCATTCGATATTACCGAATACTTTACTAAGTTTATAGATGGTATCGGCAATATGATTTCAGGTGCATTTGACTGGATAAGAGGAGCCTTTGCAGGAATTGATATTGTTGGCGGGCTTACTTCCATGTGGGAAGCCTATGCTAGTGCATTCGGAAGTATAACGGATATTATCTTTAAACCAGTTGACATGGCTATTAATTGGATTATGGGTATGTTTGGCTTCGAGACACCCGAAGAAGGCTTCTCCCTTAAGTCAATGATAGCGGATGGTATCGAAAAGGTTAAGAATCTTTTTACTTCAATGCTGGACTTTATACCATCTTTCTCCGATATTAAAGAAGGCTTACTTGGTATGATGCCTTCCTGGATGAAGAAATTCATATCTGACGATGAGCCAGAAGAAGCAGATATACCAGAGCCTGAAGGTTTAAAAAGATCTCGAGCCCGCCGCGAAGAAGCAAAAGAAGATAGAGAAAGCATTGATTCTGAAACTTCATTGCAAACAAGAGAAAGTATCGAGACAGAGACACCTGAAACAGTATTAGAAACAAGACCAGCTACAGAAAGATCTCAAAGAATGATTCGAGGTAATGACGATGAATCGGTTTCTCGTATCTCACAAAGCACCGAATCTACCCCTCTAGAACCTCGTATAGAGCCCACTACGACACCTGGAGCAGTACTCTCATCTACTAACGACATGATGGATAAGAAAGCGGAGGCAGCTTCACAGACTAATATGACTATCATTCAAGCTACTAGCGGTGGTGGTGGCAAATCAGGCGGGAACGTTAACTCAGCTACAGCTATAACCAATAATATATCTCAGGGTATATCTGCAGATGACTTTGTTCGTCGAGACTTTGTAAACGGTTTCTAAGCGCACATAAAAAAAGGAGCCTTTTGGCTCCTTTCTCTACTTCTTCTATTAACTCTGAGTAGCTAGCTTTTGAAAGTAGCTTAGAGTATCATCTGCATCATCATCTACTGAAGATACCGATACACCAGGGGATTGCTGAGCTTCAGGAGCTGGCTCATTCCACGGTGGTGTATTGTCAGTTTCATCTAGCGAGATAGACTCTGCTGTAGTCATAACTTGAGCTTCACCTAATACCTTGTTTAGACGCTGCTTAAGTTCTTCGTAAGTCTTATAGTTCTTAGGATCCATAAAATCCTGCAGGCTATAAAGCTTATTGTAGATAGCTTCGATTTCAGTATCATCTTGAGAGATTGCCGATACGCCATCGAATTCTGACTTATCATAGTTAACCCAACCATCTACCTTACGAATCTTAATCTTAAAGTTTGCACCTTCCCAGAAATCGAATGGATTAACTGGTTGTTCGTCTGCAAACTGTGGCTGCATAACATCCATAACTTTATCAAAGATCTTCTTGCCAAACTTATAAAGGAATACTTTACCTTCGTTTTCTGGCTTAGCAGGATCAGAGATAACTTGGATATTCGCTACATAATGTAGACGACGCTTACGCTCTCGAGCGAGTGCTTTATCTTCATCACGACCGGTATTCCAAAGTACAGTATTCATTTCAGATACTGGATCTTGTTGACCGATAGAAGTGAGAGAACTTTCGATGTACCAAAGACCGCCAGGACCTTGGAAACCGTGATCCCAATAACGAACCCATGGAAGTTCTTCACCGGCTGGAGCTGGTAAGAATCGAATTACTGCATAACCATTACCTGCTTTATCAGATGTTGGCTTCCAGAATCGATCGTCTACATAGCTTTTGTTTTGTTGTTGCTGTCCACTGCCTGACTGTTCTGCTGCTGCAGTAAGTGTTGAAATGGCTGATGAACGATTACGCTTGAGGTCTGCGAATGACATAGTATTACTCCGTATTATTTGTATTTCTGAATTATCCACTTTCTCATAATATAGACTACATTATACCACACTTTTATTAGGATGTAAACACCTTGAGGATAATTTTTTTCATCCTGTCTGGGTCACAAGTAACAAAAGGAGTATACTTACGAATCTTTCGTGAGACGTCAGGCCACACGATAGTTTCCGTAATTTCTTTATCAGCTCTATTCATAAAGCCGACTAATTTATTTAATATAACAACTGTCTCTAGTGAGATCTCATCTTGCATATATTTTTCTACAATCTTAGGATGACCTTCGATCTTAAACAAGTCATCGAATGATTGTACCTCTTCTGCAAGCTTATACAAATCTTGCTCAAAGATATAGCTAAGGCTCTGATTTACTTTAACCCATTTATCATATGGATCGTCGTTTGATATCATATCACCAATCCACTTATTATCACTAATAAAATGAGATACGTAATATGATATTAACTGTGGTGCTGTTTCAAATCTTTTACCAATCTTAGCAAAAAAGTATTTATCTTTTCTTTTCCAAAAAGACTGCGGTTTAGCTGATGTTTTATAATTGTACTTTATTGCATCGTAACTATCACTTTCAAAGTGTAGCTTAATGGATTGATATAGACTAAATGCTTCAAATGGTTCCATAATTTTCATATAGGCAACATAGTTGTATTGGTAGTAGGAGACTTAACCATATTGTTTCTTGAAGCCTCTGCTTCGATTTTAGAATACAGAGAAGGAGATATTAATCTTCCAGCATCTTCTGGTGGAAACTGGTGGTCTTCACACACCTTGATACAAGCGTCTATGTAGCTTATTTCTAGGCCTTTAGCCATACGATTCTCTACTTCTTCAGAGAATCTTTTCTTAGTTAATATCTTATCTTCAATCATATTAGTTCCATTTATAAAATACATGGTCACCGATGGAGGTAACCTTATTTAGGCTGTAAGACCAATCAGGATTTACATAGTTAGCATGGTAATGAGTTGCACCATACGTAATATCTTTATTAGAATTCCAGAGGAGCAAAGCTCTTTCTGTTATATCTTGTACACGCATATAAGCTATACTATCTTTAGGGTTATCGGACTTCCCGTCACAGTACCAAGAGAACTGACACTGATTCAGTATGATCCTACCCCTATAATCGGTTTTGCTTTGTTTAATAACATCACAGACGTTATTAGGATAGCGTCGATCTTTTAATCGATTAAGAGTAACCATAACTACTCCCATTATAGCTTCTTCGTCTTGGTTCCTAGCTTCATAATAGCTATTCAATACCAAGCAACGAAGATCCTGCTCTGCTAATAAATCTGAAGCTTTAATTGGTTCTTCTATTATATAGGAGAAGTCCAAGTAGTTATATGGTAGCTCAACTTCTTGTACAGCAGCCTGAGGCTGAGAATAATCCCATCCGAGTGCTATACTTATGAGGCCGATACACGTAACAAGACACAGTCCTTGTTGATCCGCCCATTTGGTTCGCTTGTCTTTGTAGTTAATTTTTGCCATTCGTTATCAATTTGCCTCGGTGTTTTAGACTGTACAATTGACAGGAACTCGTCAGGCTTGCGTAACCTTACCTTACGTGATCCACCCCCGAAATTTTGCAATGAAGTACCTTTCACTTCAAATCCATTAACTGATTCGGAAATATATTCAGTTAACTCTCTTGTTTTAACGTTAAAGACATATAGTCTCATAGCGCCAACGATTATAGCAGGAATTACCGAAACAATCTTAAATTCGTTATCTTCCTTGCAATATGAAAGCTTAGACACTTGCTTATCAGCAGCCTGAGGTTTCTTAATACGAGCCTTACGTGTTGCCTTAGCAGCATTCTTAATTTTATCTAAATCAACGAGCATTGCTTCACACGTCTTAATCCTAGCTTTGAGAGCAGGCTTTGTAATGTGCTTGTATGCCTCCGTAGCTTGCTCACACGAGCCGCTATAGGCATCAGTATATTCTTCTATCCATTGGTCTATTACTTTGCGTACATGGTCCGCTGAGGAGCCTGTAAGACCGTGTAATTTAAACTGTTGGTATAGATCAATAGTAGCTTTGTTATCCCCGTCTATCCACTTATCCTCTAGATCCAAAAGATCCTGCATAACAGTATCATTGATCTTGTTAATTGTTCTCTGATAAGGATTAAGCTTAACAACGTTACTTGTTGTTTCTTCTGTGTTGCCAGCTTTCTCTATAAGAATAGCATTACCAATCTCAATAAGATCTGCATAGTAAGCTTTGCATACACCGAACCATTTCTTATAAGGTTCAGGGAATTCTGAATCAGGTCTTTGAGACCAATAGATGCAGGTAGCAAAGTGAGGATGCATAGTAAAGTGATATTCGGGATTAGCTAAAATAGATTTAGCTTCTTCTTTGGAGAAAGTAGCCTTAATCCAAGGCTTAACGACTGAGGATATTTCTTTAACCTCTAGTTCGTAGTGGAAGTAAAACTTAAGCTTATAGAAATCGTCAATGAGAGGCGCTGCAGCTATTCCAGTCTTAGGTCTTACCCTAACTGTTTTCTTTAAGAACTTTTTACCGATTGCCATTTTGTGCCTCTCCAATTAATAATATAACTATTATACCACACTTTCTCCGCAGAGTAAACATATTTATGGGATCAGAGATTCAAACATCTGCACCGAATCAACCTTAAACGATCGCCAGCCAGCTTTGTTTACGTCAAAAACCTTAATTACTTCCTCTGAGTAAGAGGTTGTAGCATTCTTAGGCTTCATAGTATCTGGTATAGCATTCTCGTTAAGCGTGCATGCCATCTCGCGTACCTCTCCATCTACCTTAGTAAACTTAACCACACATACGCGGTCACGGAGCATTTCAATCATTTCAGAACGGTTCATATTAATTCCTTCTCATTGTTGAGTAGTCTTCGGGGTTGTCTCCTCTTCCAACAGGGACGAGGTTTGATTTGTGCATGGTTGCGATTCCGACGATGTAGTCTCCAGAGTATTCTGTTCGACTTGGCTTTGCTGTTGCCGACGCCTGATGTTGGAATTCGCTTGTTGCGCTTGCATAGATCTGTTTATCCTTGCGATAAACCGGTTGCGGGACATAAGGGATAAATTCCTTCTTTACTTTAGAGACAGAAAACAATTCCATTCGTTCTCGATCTTTCTTCTGTTGACGATGAGCTTCCATTCTCATCTCCTTAATTCGCTTAGGGGTAGACATTAGTTCCACTCGTTATCAAATCTAGTAGTCTCACGATATACATCGCCAACTAAAGACTCAGCAAATGCACGAGCAACTTTAGGTTCTACATGATTGTAGTTTTCGTCCATAGCTTCTAGCTCTCTTTCGAGCTGGCGATCTTGACGGCGCTTAATCTTAGCAATCTTAGCTTCGCAATCTTTAATAAATCGAGCATTAATTTTAGCTTGAGCAGCACGAAACTCTGGGTTACCCTGGATCTTGTGCACTGCGTTTTTAATCATATCGAGTCTGTTCATTTAGTTTTCCTAGTACAAATAATTAATAATTGAATTATAAACAAAGTCTCGGTTTTGGTTAATAT